GGGTTTTCCTCTGGCGCGATCAAGCGTTTTTTGTTTATTGTTGTTGTGTTCGTGTTTAGTATCTGATTTTTTACTTGCCGCCAATCTGGATTTTTTGATTCTGGGCAGGCGTGGCGTCCTCGATGCGCTGTAACGGCGCCGATTGCTTTGGCGCACCAATCCCGCTACTGCCGCTAAATGTCGGAGCATCGGGGATTGGAGCCGTCCCCATCATCTGCGTCGGTGCCATTGGTGCGGCACCTTGCAGGAACGGGAAGTTCATGCTCGACGCAATACCTGATCCAGCTCCCTGTAGTAGTCCGCCAGCTCCGCCTGCCGATGCAAGTAGTCCGCCACCGCCTTGAAGTGCTGCTAATAGGAGCGGGAGCATTATTTCATCTCCCCAATCATGTTTAATCCTGCCGTCTTCCCTGTCGTTCTGCCAGTGCTGGACTGCCCCTGTGGTAGTCCGCTCAGGATGCCGGTCAGGAAATCAAGATTCTGCATCTGCCGATTGCGAGGCTCGTCAAACTTCTCGCGAGCCGAATCAATCAGCATTTGCTGCATGGCCTGCTGTTGCTGGCCGGCATTCATTTGGCCTTCAATCGCACCGTACCCAGCTTGGCTTAGTGCCTGACCAAGTGCCTGCTGTTGTGTAACGTCCTGCTGAGCAGCGCCAAGGGCCGTATTGAACCCCTGATAGCGCAGGTTGGCCGCAGCATCGCCAAACTGACGAGCGTATGCCTCATTCGTTAATGAGTCCGCTACAGCCTGCCGAGCGCCGCCAAACGCCTTTGCACCGATTGCCTGCCCTGCCGTCTTTGATAGTGCTTGCTGGCGCTGACGCTCAATGTCCTGCATCGAACGGTCAATGACCTGATCTGTGTAGGGGTTCTGATATGCACCCATGCGCTGGTCTGCTGTGCCGATGCCTCCGAGGATATTGAAGCCCTTTTGAGCAAGTGGCAGCCCATTAGCGCCAAGACTACCCATAGCTCCCATAGCGGCTGTTTGGTTTGGATCGAACCCCGCAACACGGTCGCCTTGAAACTGCTGGATAGGCTGATTAGCAAGCCCCATCGCCTGCCCAAGCACATTTGAGCGAAGCGGCTTTAGCTCTGCATCGATTTGAGTATTGCTGCTGGTTTTGGATTTATTAAACCCGAGAGTACCGCCTATTGAGAATCCCATACCACCCTCACAATGCTGTAGTGCCGATTACGCCGGCATTGTCTACCGTTAAAGCGTACCGACTCCCATTCGGGCTGGTCAGAATGAGCCTATTATTACTCATTTCAACGTCTCGGTCACGCTTGTAATTCATGCTGTCGGCCTGCTCAATTTGGCGGGCCATCTCAGTCATGTCCTTGTCGTTATTCTTTGGCCTTGGCAGTCTCATCGCGTCCCCCCTGGAGTTACATCAAGCCGAGGAATACCAAAGCGCCAATCTGTATTGCGTGCCGACTCAATCCGCATGGACACCTGTCGGCCAGTAAACCTGATGGATGTCGGTGCCGCCATCGAATACGGGCCATGCGTAGACTCTGGGCCATTTGGATAGAATCGAGTCTTAAACGTGGCGGACACGTCGCCTTGCGTTTTCTCGTCAGGGTATAGATGCTTGGCCATGTAAACTGCATCCCCGTTCCCAAGTTCAACAGGGCCGGACTCGGCAAATGGGATTTGCCCATCGTAGTTGTAGCCGATCTCGTGTGAGTAAATCGTGCCGTCAGAGCTAACCATGATTGGGTTATCGTAAACGCCCTCGTCACTGCCACAAGTGCGGTCTATTGCGCCGATCGCCCATGTATTCTCACGGTAGTTCCACGCTATGTATCGGTTACATTCGGCAGTATCGGCAGACGGATACAGCCACCAAATCTCTCCGGCCAGGGTGTTATTCCATGCCGCAACCTTCTCGGCCTGCACCATATTTATGTCTGAGTACACTCTGTCAAATACGTCACACGGCAGAGGCTTCACATACCCATCGAACATGAAGAACCCGTCTCTCCCCATCCACGCGGCAAATGAGTCTGTAGCCGTGGCAGCTTGCGGGCCAATAACGCCGCACCCATTACCGACGCGCTCAAAACCATAAACGTATGGCGCCCCCTGATAAGACGCTGTGTGGGCATCAACTGTCGTAAGGATAAGCAACTGGCCGCGAATACGAAGCCCACAGAGAATCGCGCCGGATGTTTGCAGCGTAAAGTCGCCGGCCTGATTGGTAGATGATGGAGTCCATACCGTAAAATCCTCTTGGTCAGACCATTGGACTAGCGCATCGTTTCCACCCGCACCAAGCGCAAAGACAAACCGCTCCTCGCTTACGATGCTGGCGTTGTTGTTGACTGGAGCACCGGCCATAACCGTAGCAGTTGGCGTTGATCCGTCCCAATAATACAGAGTGCCGTCAGTGTTTGCGCTGGCGACTAAAAATGTCCCGAAGTTATCAAGCGTCCAGTTTGTCAGCGGCTGTACAGCGGCCGTGTCAGGGGACGATATGCCGAACGCTGACGTTCCGTACGTTCCTAATCCGTACCCAAACTGATTACCTCTACTCTCTCGCCCACCTGTGTATCCAGCAGGTGTTATGTCTGTCAGCGTCCCGTTTGGCGCAACGTACCATAGGGCTGTGTGAGTGCCGACAACTAGCTTACGGTCAGCGCCAGACCGATATTGATGCACATCAGATGGCCTTCCAGTCACCTTGTTTGGAGTCAGTTCTAGCCAGCCGCCAATTGGCTCCATAGCCCCGGAGCGCCAGCGAACTAGGCTTGCGTCATGCCAGCGCCCTTGGCTCTGGTAATCTGTGCCGTTGCTGTACACCCCGGGCGGAATCTGTAGCTTCACTAGCATTGTGCAACCCTCATCAGATTCCGATAGCTATCCAGCTCGCGTATGCGGCTACTCCGGCGCCGACTGAACTCCAGTAGTCTGATCTTGTCGCAGCGCCAAATCGAGTGGTTGTGCCGCCTTCTATGCGCCAGACCCAGCCATTAGGCCCACCTGTGTCACCTTGCGAAAGCACTACAGCGAACGCATAAGTAGGGAAAGGTGTCGGGAATACAATGTCGTCAGGGTTGTTTGCAGTTCCGCCGATCACTCCCCACTGGATGATTAGCCCTCCGGGGAGCTTTTGATAGCCGTTCCCAGCCGATAGGCGGCTGGCCAGTGCGCTCAGTTCAAAATCCCCGTCCGGCAATCCCAGCGTTACGGGGCCGGATCCGGTTTGGTCGATTCTAAGCCCGCCATTTGTGCCCGCAGCCCTTGTTATTTGCGCGTCAGCAACGCCGCCGCTGTTCGCGTGAAACTCAATTTTAGTCTCAACGTCCGAAACTGCCCCAATACCAAGCGCCAGCTTAGTTCCGGTAAAATCGCCACGCACTGCGCCGGCTGACGTTGTTGCTGACGATGCGATATTGGCCGCAGCTACATTTCCGCCCGCCGTGATATTCGCAACTACTGTAGCATTATTGCCGACCGATAAATTATTGCCGACTGCCGCATTGGCAGATGTAGCCATATTCTCAGCGACCGTATCGCTACTAAAGACCACGTCGCTTACGCCTAGCGAGATAACCGATGATTTTAGGTAATATAGCGCAGTGCCTAGCGTTGTCCCGCTTTGTACCCTGACCGAGCGACCTTGCAACATATCGGTCAATGCGTCCGCATCGTTTGCCCGCACCCACGCGCCAGCGCCAGTCAAATATATGCCGTTATCTGCTGCCGCAAGCTGGTTTTTTACCAGTACGCGACTAGCGTTGGTCAGAATACCGTCTATCGTCTGCTCCCCTGACAACACAAGCGGGCCAGTTGACGCGCATTGAACGGGCAGGAATGCTGCGAGGGCAGCAGCGGCTACCCCGTCAATGATGTCCAAGTTCGCATTCAGTTTCGCGCCCCATGTGTTAATGGAAGCGCCTACCTCTGGCTTAACAAGGCCGAGGTTAGTAGTCGTTGTGTCAGCCATTTTCTACGGACTCCCAAGTCACACCGTCAGGGTTTTCTTCAACATAGCCGTCAACAACATAGCCGGCCTCGAAATATAAGGACTCACCGACCCACTCAGGGACGATAGTGTCTGGCGCATGGTAACTAACCAATTCGAGCGCCCCGCTGCACTGGCGTTGTGCCGTGAAATTGTGACCTGACGTTGTCGTCTGCCATTTCATCAACAGCAGAGTCAAAGAACGAAGCCCATATTGTAGGGTCATCACGTAAGTACGCAGCGGCCTGTGTCAGTACGCCGTAGATATAAACGTCAGGGTGTGCGGACAGCAGCCAGTTTTCAAGCAATGTATCAGTCAGTGATGGCACTTTGCGAAAGTAGGTCATCTCGATTGTGATGGCAGCGCCAGGTACTGGAATCAACTCTAGCCGGTTGCCGACTATGGAGAAGTAGCGAGAGGCACCGGCAGCATGATTCGCACGTAATGCGTCAGCCGCTTGGGGTGTAACGTATTCGAGGGCAGTCACCGGCGAGCTATTCACCTGAATGTTGCGCATCTCAAGGAAATCAGCCGGTAACGTACTAAACTGCTTATCAATTACGGCAGTGACCCGATACTCCATGTTACGGCTTCGGATGATGCGGTTAATTCGCGCCTCGGCCAGTTCAATAAACGTGGGAATCATGTCCGTAAGGTCATCACGGTTTAGAAACTTGGCAATGGTGATCTTGAGCGCGGGCAGGTTAATATCTTATCGACCGTCATTAGATGGCAGTATTCGCGTGATTTTATCA